TTATTCTTACAAATAATTGATGTATATAATAGGTAGAACTAAAAACGTTTAATCATTTTTGACTATTTTTGATGTTTGTTACATAGAATTTATTCCCCTTTTTTACCCCTTTTTATGATTTAACGGCACCCCTCAAATGAGAGATGCCGTTTTACTTTGGACCACTTTGTTTATATATGTATTATATCATTCCCCGAATTTATCAGCTACAATTGCATGATTGATCAAAGAAGGTAAGTAAACATCTGTTTTCTTTACGAACATAAAAAAAGACTATATACTTAAAGTGTCAATCCAAGTATATAGTCTTTCTCGTCCATCACCTAATAGCTGATGGATTTTTATTTATAGCCCAGCTCGGATATACATTAAAAAGCCCTAGTGGATGTTACATTTTCTGCAACAACCACTAGGGCTAGTTCTTATTATTTGAATATTCCGAACGCTTCATTGGTGTTAGCGTCACGGCAAGCAATATAACCATATTGACCATGTTCTCGTGGCTGACGTAACCATACGTAACCACCATGACGTGAGTAAGCATCATACTTAATCACACTACCTGCTGGTAATACTCCAATTACGCTAGATGAGGTAGTAGCTCCCCATCGCAAGTGAAGAGCGCAGTTAGAAATAAACGTGCCTTTTTCTTCAAACCAGCGGTCACCTAGTGTGTCTACCCAGTTAGAAGTTGATGGTGCTGGATTAACTGGCGTTGGTGTCGGATTAGGCTTAGGTGCTTCAATCTTTGGTGTAGTTGCTCCTGCAGGATTAGCAAGCTTATCCCAACTGGCTGTATCAAGATAGAAGATAGAACGATCCATGTCACCACCGGTGTATTGCCAACCAGTAATGAACTTGAAAGCCCCACTAGAAACATTCATGTTAGGAACAGTCCAACTGTTCCAATTCATAGAAGCATATTTAGCAACCCACAAACCGCAATCATTAGCACAGTTGGCAACTTGCCAAATAGCAGATTCCTGTACATAGAGTAACGGCCAGACACCGGTTAAACGATGCACTTCATTAACGAATTGCCGTGCCCAGTTAGTATTACCCCATGAAGCGTTTTGGTAACTTTCCCAGTCTAGGATCAGAATACCTTGTCCAACGTAATTCTTGATGTTGCTAATGAAGAATTGTGCTTCACTAATAGGATTGCCACCACCTGCATAGTGATATAATGCTCGCTTCTTACCGAGTTGACCTGCTAAGTCCCATTGATGATTACACTTAGGGTTTACGTAGCCTGTTCCTTGCGTAGCCTTAACAATAACCCCTTGTGCGTGAGGATCACGGATAACACTGTCTGGGCTTCCACTATAAACATCTACTGTATACATAGTCATTATATCAACCTCCTAGCCCTTAACTTCTCCAGTTACATCATTCTTGTCTAGCGTTAGCTTATTAGCACGATTAGGAGCTGTCTTGATTGCTTCTAATACAGGATCATGCTTCTTTGGGTCGGCAGTCGGCGTAAGTGGTGACTTCTCATAAGCAGACTGAACTGCTGCTTCTACTTGTTTCATATCAATATCAATGCCTTTTTCAGCAAGATAACCCTGTACAGCAGTTGAGGCGTTGATAAACTTCTCTTGACCTGTTTGGTGTTTGCCGACACGTGCATTAACCGCAGTCATAGCTACCTGTTCAAGCAACGTCCATGCTTCTTTTTCTTGAGCTGTCTTAGCGTGCTTGATCTTGCTGTCAACAAATGGTTTGCCGAATGCAACAGCAATATAGATCAGCAATGCTAGAAAGCCAGAATTGATAATCCAACTAATAATGTCGTTTAGCGCTCGCATGACATTTCCTCTCCTTTATTTCTTCTTTTAACTTTCTGTTCTGCTCCCTTAATCTGTCGGCTTCTGTTGGTTGGCTTCGCTGGTGAGCAGTTATCCAAGCAACGATAATCGAGCCAATAGTCGTGATTAAGGTTGCTAGTACTTGATCACTCACCTCGCCTCACCCTTTCAGAATTACTGTTAAAACAATACGAATTAACACGAAAAACGAATACATACTAGGGATACTAAGCAAGTTCCCTCGCAATTGATCGTGAATAACAAAGCCACATAAAAATAACAGCCACACAAAAGTAAGCGAAGCTGTCATAATTGTTTTGTAATGAAAACGTTGCACGTTACACAATGAATAGACTAGGGCGATCGTACCAACCACACCCAACAGAAAGATGAAAGGCGGATCGTCTAGCATATCCAGTACGCTGTTTGGTGGCGGCGTAAAGTTGCCTGTACTATGTGTTGCGATAAAGTACACTGCTAGTCCATACGTTTCTAACGCTGATATTAGCCACAGCCAGTTATGTCGTAGATTATTAATCATTCATGTAAAGCCTCCTTTAAGCCGCCCTTGCGTACTGTTTATTTCTTAGGCGACTTAATAATCCGAATTATTTCATCACAGTATCACTTACGTAAATTGCATAGATTTGGAACCAAGGATTTTTTTCAGATGAGATTTCGCTTTGCAAAGTTGAATAATCGGTTTCCGGATTAGTGAACCATACTTGAGTTGTAGCTTGATCTGGTGCAGACCATCCTGGGTGCAATGAAGTGTTGACACCTATAACTGATTGCCAGCATAAGAATGTATAGCCTGCAATAACTCGTGCAGTAACGTTTGCAAAACCTGCTGATGTGAAGTCGGCTGCATTAATTGCAGTTGATTCAATTTTCAATAAAGGTTTTGCCAATTTTGGAACAATAGCATTCTGTAGTGTTTCAAGTGTGATTCTAGTAATACCGCTATCGGTATTCCCTGATAAAATACTGTCTGTTAATGCAGGGTTATTGTTTTCTGCTAAATCCATAAATTTAATATCTGCCATTTTTTATTTCTCCTTAATAACTTATTGAATATTTTTGTCAATTACTTTTTGTGCCCATGCGACACGTTGTGAATACCAATTTGTAATTTGGTTAATGTTAACAATACTTGTGTACGGCTTATTGCGCCAACGCTTAGCATCTTGCATGTATAAGTACAGATGTATATCCTGTGCAAATTCTAAGAACATGCTAGAGACTTCTTCCGCTGACATTACTGTGTCTATAAGGTTCTGAGTGCGCTTTATAATATCGTCCTTGTGATACTTCCATAATTGAGCGAACAGTCGCGAATTTTTAGCAGTGTTTTCAAAAGTCATACCAAAATGCTTGATACCACGCTGTAAATCAGAAATTGGATTGTTACTATTAGCTCTAAGTATTGCGTTAAAGTCCTTAGTAGTACCAAAAGTCTCGTCTAAATCATAAGCGGCAATGTACCACTTTTTGCCGTTAAAAGTCTGAAATAGGAAATTGCTGTTAATACCATCAATGTTATCAATTAGTACTGAATAGCAGTAATAGTCGATTGCTGAATCAATATCTAGATAATCTCTTAATGCTGCATCAAACGCTGATTTGTCGTCATAATTACTATTTAAAGCAGTAAGCATTTGATTGAAAGAAGACTGCACCCAAGCAGTACTTGAACTACCGCAGTACTCGATCTCAACATCGCCAAAGTCTGATGTGTTTCCAGTATCAACTTGATGGCCTAAGTTACTCCAGCCCACTGACACAATAGCATAGCCACTTTTAGCTGGCATTTTAGCCATATAACCGTCTTTAGGAACATTAAGGGTGTATAGACCCCAAAATTCATCGTTAACCATAACAGCAATAGGCATACCGTCTACAGCTCCAGCATTTTTGCCAACAGCAAGCTGCGGATCAGTTATTCCTAAGATATGGTTTCCTTGAGCGTCTGCAAGATATTCATCATCACTATTTGTGATTGCAGACAGACTGTCATGCTGGTGTCTAACTTTGCCCCAAACTCTTGCGCTGACGACATTTTTTGATTGAGAAAAGTCAGTATAATTTGCTTTGATTACGTACTTGTTCTGATATCCGAACTCTTTCAAGAATACATAGTCTCGATCAAAAGTTAGAGTGTAGTTCTTTTCAGGCAATCCTGCACTAGTTCGCCCTTGGACTTTGAATTTTTTCAGCATTCCAGTTGCATTGAAATATGGGAAAGAGTAGCTAACCATATTTTTGAGTGTCGTATTTTTGTCATGCAACTCATATATGCGATAACTATATAGATACAACACAGGAATGCCGAATTTGGCTGGATCAAATTTATTTGCATCTTTAATAGCTTGGCCAACTGCCGCTGCGTCTGCTGGAACATTAGTTTGTGAAAGAGTTGTATCTGTAGTAATTAACCACTTTTTACCAGTTAGTTTGTAGCCGTTTTTGTCAATTATTCTGTTGCCATTACCATCAGTAATGTGTACGTCTTGTAATTTGCCTGCTGACTTCAAACGAATCAATTCGTTTGAATTTGCAGTGATTTGTTGCCTATTATCACTGATATCACTCGCATTTTGAGCGATCTGTTGCCTATTATCACTTATATCACTCGCATTTTGAGCGATCTGTTTATCATGCTTTTGTTGCTCATCTTGAATTTGCTTAATTAATTCACTGTCTAGAGCAGGTGTCTGATATTGCCCACAATCTCTCCATCCACCATTAAGCCAAATCCACAGATGACCATCATCGACAGTTACGTTTAAATTTGAATTACCAATCGGATACTTAGCTTTTAAATCATCAAGATTAGCAAACCCTTCTGGTGTGGCTTTCATCTTCGATAGCCGTTGTTCCGCTTGCGAGTTTGCTTCTTTTAGCTTCTTTAATTCAAGTTCAATTGCTGAATCGTAATAATCAGCAGCCAATCCCATTATTGCAAGACCATCAAGAACTTTAAACCAGATATCAACTGATGATTCACGAACGCCAGCATCATTAGCTAAGATTAAGTGCCCATAGCAGAACCCTGATTGCGGGAACACTTCTGCCGGAAAAGTCAACGTTAAGCGATTATACCCAGTGACGTTGTCAGCGTTTCCGACCCAGTGGATTCCTTTAGCATTATCGCTCATTACAGCTTTGCCATCTTTTAATTCGCCGTCTCCAACTGCAGCTTCCAATTCGGGGTGCAGTCCATTTAGTGCCTTGGGTTTCCCACCTTCCGTAACGAATAAATTAAACGGGGTCATGCTATCGCCAACACGCGCATTAAATTTATCAGATAGGTCAACTACAGTTCCAACTGGCTTCAAAAAATCAAGCGTGACTGATTGTGCTTGCATTCTCTCTCCTCCTTTTAGTATTGAATATCATAATCAGGCCCGCTAGCAAGATACGTGTAATGAATGTCGTAAGCATCATTATTATCAGCACGTACATTTAGCTTGCCTCCTTTGTCGAGGTTGAAATAACCAACATGCCCTTGATTATTACTGATAACAGCAACAGACGGCCCATCATTAGGTGGTAGTGGTAGTCCGGTAACATATGATTTCCAAGCATTGCTATTAGTGTTAATCTTGCAAGACACCTCGATGTAGTTACCGTAGCGATGAACGATTAAGTCGCTTACTTCCCCTGTGCCTTGAGGGCCGTTCACAGATACTGTTTGATTCATTGCATACCATTTAGACCAATGTGGTTCTTTCAGCTTAGTAAATTGCCGGAACGCTTGGAATTGATGATCATTAACACCTTTAACTGTAAACATTCCAGTATTGTGGTTACCAGCAGTACATGTATAATCCCACTGGAAGTCACCACTAAGATTAGGATAACCAAGCGCTTGAGCAATTGCTGAGTTAGTAAACGGAATTGTCAAAATACCAGTTAAATGTGCTCCTTGTGTCATCTGGGATTCGTTGAGTCGATAAGCAACTTCATTAACGAAATTCTCCAGCTCATCAGCATTGTTAACTTTTGTATTACCAAGAATAGCAAAACTAGACATCAAGAATGTATTCACTGGATACATAATTTGCCGGAATAAGTTTAACTTCTGTTCCCCTGCAGCCGCAGTAGCATACGAGTTACTATTATCAGCTGCAGTTGGCTTACGGATATCGAAAGTGAATTGAAGCTTACGATCAGTAAATCCGTTGTCATCATAATTTCGATTAAGCTTAGCGCCACGATAATTAATGGATTCAGATCCACCACCATCCATTCGCCAGGCGTTTACACAGCCAGCTTCAACAAACTTTTGAGCTAGTTCGTCAGCCATTAATCCATTTTCATCAATACTTCGACCGTCACAACCAATTACAATCCAAGTTCCATCAGACTTTTCACCAATTCCAAGTGCTGGGTAGTGATCAGTGACACGACCACCCGCTCGTAGATTATCGGTTGTATCATTATCAGTATTAGCATAGCCAGTTTTTTGGCCATTCTTAACAAGTGGATAGTAAACCGTAAAGGCAACCTTTGCCCCATCGTTAAGCATCTGTTGAGCAGTTGTCCCGTTAGCCGGATATTCTCGAATAGAACGATCAGCCATAATTGCAAGACTCTTCATTCGATCTGGATAGGTCTTAGAAGGATCAGCCTCATGAATAATTTTCCCACCAGAAATAACATTACCGTTCATATACGTCTCACCTGGTCCGATCCGGATTGAAGCGTCGCCATTTAGCGTAACAGTTGAGTGGTATTGCCGTGCCCATGCATTTGGCGAAATCCATTCAGGGTGATAATTCATTTCTGGCATAATCATTTCACCAAATGAATCTTGCTTAGGAATTGTAATCGTATAACAAGTTGTATGGTAGCGGTGATCTCGATCAATTGAGTAAGAAATATCACCATAATAGTTATCACCGGTCTTATTAATCTGTTCAGCCCACAAGCCATTATTTAGCTTGATCGCGAAGGCATTAGGGCTGTCAGTAATCTTGTACGTTGCCGCTCCACCATCGTTAGATCGATGATAGCCAAACGTTTCAGCCATATCGCCAGCCTTTAGCTTTGCATCTTGTTGCATTGCTGAGACATTCTCATATCCCTTGTTTACGTTGCTGAGAATCTGTTCAACTTGATTCTTGAATTCGTCAAACTGGGATTGACTAACGAAATCAAGTTTCTTCATTCGTTCCTCTAATGCCGCAACCTTATTCTCGACTTCATTGAGCAATTTATCAGCCTGTGCAGTGTGATTTTTGAATTGCTCAAGAAGTTCATTAGCGATCCGCTCAAACGGAGCAATCCAATCCCGCGGAACTAAGTCGGTAATGACCTTATCTGCAAGGACTTTTAAGTCAAACTCGAGGGTGGTAACTGAATTACCATTTTTAAGAATGCGAAAAAAGGCTTGCCGATACGAACCCGCCAGCGGGAAAGCTTGCTTCGGCATATCAAAGCGAAATTCCCCATTCGACGGGTCAAGTGGAACATAGCCTTCATCGTCAAGGATTCGGAAATTCCCTAGAGGGCTGTCCGGCAGGTATCCTTCAAACCAGACGTTGCATCCCGTCAAATCAAATGGCGTGCCGTCTTGATGTTTGACGTTGACAAAGACTTGCCGCAATCCCGATTCCCATTGTCGTGCTGTAATCCAGTTGTCGTTGCGTTGACGGCTCCAATCGATTCGGAAGTCTTGCACATCGTCAACTAACGCCCGATCATCAGCATCGATAATATATGTTAATGTTTGTGACACCTATTATCAGTCCTTTCCGTGTGCTTAAGGCTTAATGTATATTAAGTCCCAAACGCTTAATTTATCTACTGTAATTGAAATTGAGTTTCCGTCTTGTGTGAAATTAATTGCCTGTGGAGCAGGTGATTCATCAGCTTTAATTAAAAAGACTCCTGAAGGCTTGCCTTGAACAGGAATCGTCAATTGAATATTAGATTGTACTTGTGGCATGACTTGTGTCCCTTGTGGGTCTTGCCAATTGTCATGAGCAATACCAATCATATTTACCAGTGAAACGATTGAGCCGAATCCTGACCGCTTATAGACAGTAGTGATCTTATCCTTATCAAATCCAGTAGATAATTGATGAGTATATGACGTTACAGGATCATCAACCCACTTACCATTTAGGATCTGTAAAAATTCTACAAACGTATCAAGGTAACTCATAATAATCGTCTTGCTCGAATCACGCAATTTTAGATTTGAATTTGGGAAATATTCATTAGCTAAATAATGTTCTCCCCACTCAAGGTGACTTGCACCGTTAGACATTTCCATTGCGTCACACAAAAAGGCAGCTGCATCATTAACCATTCCGTCAGTTTGATTATTGGTTTCTGCTTTCTCCTTATTGACATATGATGGTAGAACCATTGGTTTACAGTATTTCTGAGTACTATTACGAATATAACTTGCCAATTGCTTGAAAGTAAATCCAATACCACCCCAAGGCTCAACATACATAAAGTCAACGGTATTACTTGCCATAACTTTCTCTGTTCCAATGTCATCAGCATTGTTAATTGTTAGGCGTTTATCGGGGTTCTTTGCTTTAGCTGTTTTTAACATTCCGCCGTAACCATCACCCCACTCCCACCAATTAAGATGTACTCCATCGGATGAGTAGGTTTCATTTGGTAAAGTCCCTAACTGGTCAACGTGCCAGCCGTCAAACGGCAGGTTCTGATAGACGATATTTGCCTGACCGGTTAAGTAGTTCTGCCAAGCTGGGTTTAGAACGTTCATATAGGTGATATTCAGCTTCCCGCCGAAACCTTGATCGTTTTCTCCAGCAACTTCTTTCAAATCCTTATCTTTGTAGAGAAACATCTCTTTAGTCAGGTCAGGATTAGTCCAGTTAAGGTTGCTGTCATCGCTAGACGGTATACCTAGCTGTGAACCGTAAATCAGGTTGTAGAACATTGCCTGCATACCGTAATTGTGTACTACGTCAATATAGTTCTTAACGGTGTTGAAGCTGGTAGGACGTTTCATAAAGTCAATCCAGTTCTGTTCCGGTTTACCATCAACAATTCGGAGAGGAGTATCGTCACGGTCATACCAGTCATAGAATTGTACGTAATTAATATGGAAACGGTTCATTTCTTTCACAATTCCATTCATCTGGTCTTTATCAATATTAGGCCCGAAGTTTCCTAAAAATCCCATAATTGGCGCATATTCAACATGGTTATTTACATTTACAGCAATAAATTGTGAATTACTACCAGCAACCTCAATCAAATATCCTTTATAATCACCATCTGGAATTTGCCAATTAAAACTGTTTTCTCCTTCTTGAACAGTCACATCATTTTGATAAATCTGCTTTGCCATATCAAATACACGAACTTTAGCAATTCCAGCATTAGAAGCATTGAACGTTAATTCCAATCTCTCGTTAGGCTTATAGATTGCTTTGTCTGTGTATAAGGTATCAATCGTTGCTCCGCCGCTTAATGGAATATCACTATTATCTATGATTGAGTTAATTTTTTTTTTGCCAATTTCATCAAGAATTTGCATTACTACCGCCCTAGTTGTAGCAATATCAGTACCACGTGCAATATAGGAAGCTCGCTTGTTCCATTCTTGGCTTACTTGCTTAACTTCATCATGAGTGGCGCTAGTTTGTTCAAGCTTACTAATTCGGTTGTTATAAGAATTGAGTTCATTGTTAAAATTATCTTCTATTATCTGAAAGTTGCTTTTTAGGGTGGCTCTGGTTTCTCTGTCAGATCCATTAAAATCTTTTTTTAATCTCATCTAATCACCAACCTTCTTCTTATTAATAGTTCCATCGTCTTCAATGGTGATTTCGTAAATTGTGCCATTGGGAGATTTTAATTTGATTGCGTCATGCACAATTTCAGTCACTTGGTTCAAAGTTTCTTGATCGTGACCATCAATATAGGCATGAACTTGTTGATAATTTTGTTGTGATTCGTTAGCAACTTTCTTCAACCCTTTTGCTAAATAATCAATCCAATCCCAGACATCCATCGCATCACCCCGCATATTCCTTCAGCCACGTTAAAAGTTGCTTATCTCCGCCAACCTGATTAACTTGATTGGCAGCTCCAATGCTTTCCTTCTTAACAGCTTCAATTGCGTCACTCAACGCCACTTGCCGTGAGTGTTGGTAGTCCAGAATGTTCTGTTCACTACTGTTCAGCGTCACGGAAGTTGGGTTAGCCATGCTATATGGATACCAGTTAAATCCAACCACTGCTTCATTAGTACAGATTGATTGTTCTTTAACCATGATATGGATCATGTCACCAGCAATCGGCTTAAAATGGCTGTAGGTCGTAACTTCAGCCGATAGTGCTGGATGCGGTTTAATCTTAGCCTTCGCAGATTCGATCATCGAGTTCTTATCGCTAAACCGACCATCTTCAATCGGTTCAGCCGGATATTCGCCGTACTTCTTAATTGATTCCTCATCACGATACATAAAAGGAGCAAAATAATAATACTCGCTAGATGTTGACGAAGAGCTTTCCGAAGTTGTATCCCCGCCACTATTGCTATCACCAGCAACAATCGCTGCCATCTGGTCATTCCGTTCCCACCAAGTTGGCGGATAAGAATCAATAGATTGAGTCTTACAAGATTGTCCTGGAGCCGGTTCATAAATCATCGTACTGTTATTCAACGCCATACTGATGTGATATGAACCGCCGTGTGAGCCATAAAAGCCCATGTCACCAGTCTGCACTTGAGAGCGATCAATTTCATGACCGTATGGCTCCATCGCTACCGTGTAAGCGGGAATGTTGATCCCCATATCCTTGTAGACCTGACTAACAAAGGAAGAGCAGTCCATACCGCTATACGGATCACCACCACGAGCACCACCGGCACCACCCCATACATAAGGTACACCGAGGTACTGTTTAGCGTCGTTGGCAACCCTGTCTGCACCAGCACCACCAGAACCGTGACTATCATCTCCACTAGTCGAAGTATCCACCTGCGTTTCAATCGAATACTTTCCACCGATGCACATGACTTCGTTCGTCAGGCTTGTGGAGTCGTAGGACCACTTAAACTCGGTTGTATTGTGTTCGTAGTCAAGCCGATTCTCATGATCCTTGTAGAACTGATCCTGTGCATAGACTCGGATGTTTCGGTTATCAGGATAGATCACCGCATTCGGCCACGCCTCAGTGATCTTGCTCAGCATATCCGTCCCACTGCCGTCAGCTAGTTCTTCGAGTCGAGCAGTAGGAAAATCTCCAATGACCTGATAAGAAAAACCAAGCTGATTACCATCTATCCAATGCTTCAAAACATCTTCAATATGGTATTCGACTTGGTTCTCATCAGAATCTTCTTTGGTTTCATCGGTCTTGGTAACGGTCGTTTTAGTTGTCGTATTTCCATTAGTCGTAGAGGTAACAGTCTTCTGAGCATTTGGATCATCATCACCGGAATCATCGTTCCCACTATCATCCCCGCTATTATTGTTATCATTCTGGGTACTTCCATAGACTTTAACGTCCGTCTGCTTGTCAGCATCGGCCGGGTCAATATACGTCTTGTACTTGCGGATCCGTGATAGCTCGAAATAGACGTGGGTGGCCACGACTTCAATCGTGTTGACTCGTCCACTGGTATCAGGTTCGGCCTGCTTGATAATGTACTCCTGGCCATCGAAAAACAACGATGCCTGCGCATCGAGCATTGAGTAAGCAAACGACTTATCGTCATGTGCCGTAAACTGAATGCTCCAAGCGGAGTTGGCCTCCCAATCGACATAGAAACTATCAGGGTCAATGCAGTTCAGGGGCTCAGTCTCGGTGCGCCCGACACCCCTAACTGTGACCTTCTCATCAATATTCATCAGATATAGACAAACGGGAAGCTGAAGGTGATATCCACACTGTCCGCACCGTCGACAGTGAAGTTGTTCCATTCAGTTGCAAGGCTGATCGTCCCATAGTCAGAATTGGCGCTCGCTGGGCTCCCATTGAGCGTCGTAAAGATTCCATCCAGAATGATCGTGTCATGGCCATTTGACGGCTTGTTATATGTCCACTCAGTATTAGTCGTCGTGTTGGTCAGTTTCAATGACTTGCCACTAAACTTCACGATAATCTTGAGATCAGACTTATATTTCCACGGATCGAGCGGGATATCACTGGCATTAAACACCTTGAATTGCTTCGTAGTGAAGTGATAGTTGTACTGGTCCTCATTGTTATGAAGATTCATCCCAAACTGCACCCCATCGCCATCATGACTATAAGTTCCATCGCTACGATAAAGCGAGTAACGAAAGCCAGACGGATTGTCGAAGTTCATACTGAACGTTGCATAGTGCGACCCGTTCTGGTCCGGCTTAATCTCTGGAAGGTTGGGGTAAACAAAACGGACGATCGCTGATTCAACGTCCGTCCGCATTCTGATCTGTTGTCGTGATGTAAAAAGTCGATAAAACTGGTGCTTGGCCAACTTGTAGTCCTGCCAGTCCCTAAAGAAGAGACAGAAGTTTGCAACTACCTGATACCGTGAGAAGGTTGTATATTGAAGCTTACTTCCATCTATTCCTGGAATCTCTTGGTAGGTGTTAGCCAATGCCGGAGTTGAATCATCCCCAAGGAAGGTCAGCCCCTGCACCTTATCTTCAATGTTGAATTCATCCTGATCACCAATCTTCAGATATAGTTCTGGGTTGCTTACACTCAAGTTTGATCACCTCCGATAACTCATGTAATCATTCAGCCGCTGGTCCCTAGCCATCACAGTATATGCAGCAGACCGGTTAGCTTTCATTCCAAACTTATTGCCAGAATTGATTGTGGCGTTGATCTGTTGCTGACCAACCTGAACAAGTTGCTGGACACCGCTAATCAGCTGATCTAATTTCGATTCTAACGACATGAATTCCTTTCGGCTGATGGACTGGTCATCTCGTGTCGGCTGAGCGGGTCCATCTTCATGCTTAAATTGAGCCATTACTTCGGAAAGCAACTGATAAGCACGGCCACGCTTTGAAGCGGTCAGTGGAATGATCATCTCTGGCCGATTTCCTTCAGCAACATGTGCCAATGACTCTACATTGACCAGTCCGCCATTAGCATAACCATGACCTTGGCCAAGAAAAGAAAGACTATCTCCATAACGTTTACGAGCATAGTTCAGTCCCGCAAGCAAGTTATCAAATCCATTCCAAATATTTCCATGGCCCGGAAGTTTATTAGCAGCGAATGTTCCTGGCTTAACTTGCATAAGCCCCATTGCGTGACCATCAGCCAAGCCATCGGTTCCACCCATCGCTTTCGGATTGCCTCCGGATTCAGTTTGAATTTGACGAAGTACTTTGCCAACAAGACTGCTTGAAAGATGCAACATCGCTAAAGCCTTAATAACATATGGTCTCCAACGTTCTACCCCAGAGCCACCGGGATCAGCAAGTTCTTCAAATTGTTTCTTAATCCAGTTTCCTGCTTGTTTGGCTACATATGCAGGCACACTGGTAATTAAATTAGTAGCAAATTTAATTGGTGTTGAAACCTTAATAAACTTCTTGAAGATGTCTTCAAGCGCTTGTACCGGATGTTCAATGACTTTATCTATAAAGTCGCCTGCATCCGCTGCTCCTTTCTCAAGGCTATCAAAGAAACTTCCAACTCCATTAGCAAATTTAGGTAATCCAATGGCAGACATAAATTTATGACTATCTTCACCATTCAGGATTGACATCCCCTTCGGCAGAAACGTGATGAAGTTCCGCTTGTTCGGGAATGCCCCGACATGTCCCTTATAGCTATAAAGCTCTCGCCAGTGTGGTCCGGCACCATCATTGACCATGCCGATCGTGGCCTTCTTCAAACCATCACGATTACCGGCAGTCCCGGTGGCAAACGTTGGAATAGCAGCGGACCAGGATCCACCAAGTTTGCTGGCCCCGATCTTGTCTAGGACCCAGTTAATACCGCCTTGAATATCATCAATCAAAGTCTTGAATGGTTTCAGGACACCATTCGCTAGATCAGCCATCGCTCTTCCAGCTTTTTTCTTACCGTTGGAAATAGCATCCCCAATTTGGGACATGTGATCCTTCCAGGAATCCACAACCTTGCCGAGCCAACCACCAGTCTTCTTATTGATGGCGCTATACATATCCTCAAAGATATCCTTATTAGCCCGCGACTGATCCTTGGCTAGACGGCCGGTATCATCCTTTAACCGGGACCAATGACCAGTGACAAGATCATGCCATGTTCTGGTCCGATCCTGAATAACCTTGTACATATCGCCAAACGTACGTGGGTGATTACGAGCCATGTTAGTAATCGTTCGTTGAGTGTTCTTACTCAACTGTTGATACCACCGTCCAACTCGTGAAGTTCCTCTTTGAGCATTACGTTCAATGCTATGCCAACCATTAGAACTATTTCGCTGAATAGTCTTCCAAGCATTCGTTACCGTCTTATTTACTGCACGTGTGAAATTATTCCAATTACGTTGATTAATCTTATTCTGACGTTGCTGTTGTTTAACCGACTGTTGATGAGCTTTAGCAATACTCTTAAAGGTACTACTAAACCACTTTCCAACGGCTTTCATGCCTTTTTTAGCATCATTAGCTAAGCCATTAACAAAATTACGAAATTTCTTACTGTGCTTATACAACAAAGTAAATCCGGCAACAACAGCTTCAATAGCCATTACCCATGGATTAAACCCGAGAGTGGCAATCTTAACAGCTGTACCAATGCCTCTAATTCCCGATGCTAATCTCGGTAACACATCTCTAAATTTACCAATACCATCAAGCAACTTGACACTCGCAAAAGCAGTTAGTAACGCACCGCCAAACACTTTAACAGTAGTTGTATGTTTACCAATAAAGGTAATGACATTAGCTAATCCAGTTGCTAGAGTACCAAGCCCCTTAGCGATAACTTGTAAGCCGCGTTGAGTATCTTTACGACCAAACGCGTTAGCCATCCCTTGAGAAGCTTTAGATAAAGCCGGAAGCATATTCCTACCAATTTCAATCTGAATAGCTTGAGAAGCATACTTGAACCGTTCTTCAGAATTCTTAGCGGAATTCATATTCTTACGGGCTAATTTACCAACGTAGTCTTCGGAATATGCCGTCTTCAACTGGTTTTCAACGTGAGCTAATGATTGACTATTCTTATCAGATAAATCGGCCGTACGAGAGAGAACTGAAGCTGCGTTTTGTGCTGTTTGGCCAAATACTTTGTTAAAGAATTCTAGTCGATCAGCTTTAGGAACGTTTTTATTAATTTCCTTGAAAATGTCATTAACATTCTTCAGTTTGCCTGACTTAGTCTTAAAATCATCAATCGACATGTTGTACTTCTTTAACGCAGTTTTAGCTGTGTCAGTTGGTGCTGCTAAACGGGTTAAAATCCGTTGCAGTCCGGTACCAGCTTGCGTAGCTTCTAGACCATTGTTAGAAAGCACACCTAAAATGGCAGTAGTTTCTTTCAGTGAAACACCAGAAGCTTTAGCCGAAGAACCGGCGTAAGTCATTGCTTCACCAATAGATTTAAAACTGGTAGATGTTACATCGGCACCTTTAGCCAAAATATCAGCCGCTTTAGCAGTATTACGCATCATGCCGGCAGTAGTTTCTGAACGCATTCCAAACGCTTCAAGAGTTGAAGTAGTAACTTTCATAGTGTCATCAAAATCATCTCCTGAAGCTCGCGCCGCCTCAAGAATTGATTTCATTGCACCGACAGCTTGCTTACCATCGTAGCCACGCTTGATTAATTCTTGGTAACCTTGAGCAATGGTTTTTTGTGAATATCCATACTGAACAGAATATTTTTCACCATCGGCGTACATTTGATTAACTTCGCGTTGTACAGATGCTGATTTTTCACCGGCCGTACTCATTAAGTTTTGGTTTTCCACCATTGTTTTTTGCAGACTAGCTGCTTTATTAATAGAGGAAACTAAAGTGGCACCTACTGTTGTTGCAGTAGCTGCCAAACCAAACATATGATTCTTAATATTATCAAAACCGGCTGACATTCTTGAACTTGCCTGTGAAGCTTTATCACGCATCTTGACAATTGCGTTATCAACTCGCGTAATTCCGGTTGGCTGTAATCGATTGATTGTCGATTGCATCGACTTCATCTGGTCTTTAGTTTTAGCAATAGAAGTAGCTGTTTTATTCAGTTGTTCTCGTTGCTTAATATAAGCTTCAGATGTTTTACCACTATCGTTAGCAACCTGTTTTAACAAAAACTCCTGTTTACGATACTGGCTTTGTAAATTATTAAGACTTGAACCCAGTTGTCGGTATTTCTCAACACTTGCACTAGCAGACCTATGTTCAGCGTTTAATCGATTCACATAAGCCATTGAAGCTTCTTGTGATTGCCGATAAGCGTGCTGTAAACCGGCTAAACCAGAAGTTTGATACCTTACTGCGTTTTGTGCTCGGCTTGCCTGTGATTCGTAACTGGATAACTGCTTATTAGCTTGTTGAATCTGCTTTTCTAGCTTTAAGAATTGATCAGCCTGTTTCTTATTTGAAATATCTAATCCTTCTTGTCGCGAACGTAACTCCTGAATCTTAGCCTTTTGAAGGTCAATAACTTTGTTCAATCCGCGATAACGAGCAGTAGCAGCTTCTGTGTAATTACCAGAATTCTTTAATGCTACTTCTTGTGCACGCCAAGCATCACTAGCTCCACGAATTGCATTCCGAAAAGCGGATAGACTACCTACCGCACTAACCGCATCAACAGAAATTCGCGTTGACATTTCATTTTGTACTTTCAATCTATCCACCTCCTAATATTCGTGCTAGTTTTTTATGAGCATCCTCAGAGTTCATTGGCCTATCTTCTCGAGATTGAGCCTTCATAACTTGAAGAATTTCTAAGTAATTTTCTTTGTCTAATGTCGAAGGTGTCACTCCACTTTCGAGCATTAATCTCTTTTTCAAATAATTACGATCCTCAATTTCTTGTTGATATTGATCGATTATTCGTCTGATTTCACCGGTTGTTCTTTTGGGTGTTTCGTTTCCTCAACTTCCCTTTCAAAATCAGCAAACGATTCTGCCTTACCACCTTTAACCAGGCCGCATACATATGACATGTAAAGATTTAATGTCTGAGAATCTACGTGATTGTAAATTTTATCGACTTGCTTAGTGCTTAAGCCAAACAAATCTTTCAAGAAATTCATAGATTTCTTCATAGCATCGCGTTCCGCTTGCAAGCTTTTAACCATATCGTCATTAGCATCAATGGAATACATTGCAATCATAATTTCATCAGCTTGATCTACTTGTGACCAGGAGCCTTCAATTTCCATTGAATTTTTTCCAATCGCTAATGGTTTTGTATCAATTTTCATTTGACAAATCCTCCTAAATAGCCGCCCCTTGCGTACTGTGTATTTCGTAGGCGACTAAAAATCGTCTTAGTGAGCAGAACTGCCACCAGAAACAGGGCTAACATTTGATTCATTAGTATTAGTAAATGAACCAGTCCCGCTAGCTTGAACATATCCAGCCATAGGATTTTCACCACTGTATCCACCGAAGACTTCCTTCAACATGGTTTCGTAATCCTTCCAGCTAGAATCACCAGTGTTGTAATCCTTGAATGCTTGTTGAGAACCATCAGCGTTCAAGAAAACATTATTTGGAATTGGAGCCATAGATTGGTAAGTAAACGTAGCGTTACTGTCGGTTTCGTTCTTGTTACTAGTTCCATGGTTCCGGGTAGGAATGATAACTTCACCGTTAGCGAAGCAATCAAAGTGCCAGTTACCATCAAAGTCATGAGAGGCAATCAGTAAAGCAACATGAGGCTTTTGATTAGCTAAAACACGACCACCATTAACGCTTTGATAGCCAACCATTTTACTTGCGTCTTCGTATGGAATATCCAACATAGTTAATGCAACTTGCGGAGTAGGAACCCCATGATTAATTCGCTTAACTTTGTTGTTAGCATATTGCTGTTGACCAGCTTCTTCTAGTGCAGTGATGTTAGCTGTAGTAGCACCATCACCATCACCGTCCCAAAGAGCGATACCTTTTTCACCAAGGCCGCCCTTGTCAGGCTCAGTAATTAAAACACCCTTGTCATCGGTAATACCACCCATGACAAAGTCGATACCTTTAAATGACATACCTGCCATTACTTTCACTCTCCTTTAATCATCAAATTTTTAGCAAAATAAAAGACCTTGGATACTTGATGAGTATCAGGGTCTTGAATGTGATCTTTTGATTGTTCAACCGTCCAACCGTCTTTAACAAACAGCCGGGCTAATGCAATTTCATCATCTAATTTACTAATTCCCGAATTAAGTTTGTAGAAAATTTGTACTTCCACACCAATCGTCCAGCCTTTAAAAGTGGCATTGGCATAACCAGTGGGCTCGTTCAGCCATTCAGAAATACGTAGAATGGTTTCGTTAGTATTACCAGCCAATTCACGAGGAATAGCACCAACTATGATTCGATTAATCCATGAATAATGAGCAGAAACAATCAACTTATTTGCTTGTGTGGTTGGAAGTTCCATTGTTTCCACCTTCTTCATAGACTTTTCGCTCGGCTTCAAATACTGCCGCTGCTGTAGACCGACGAGTATTATCAACGAAACTGTCACCAGTAATATATTTAGTGCCATCGTTTAAAAACCGTGCAATCCGGGCATGATTAATACCACTTTCATCTTTACCAGTAAAGCCAGCTACCGAATTACCATTATCAACCCCGTCAACGTCTTTATTGTCAAACGTAATCGAATCAGCTAAGTGTTTAACTTTGCCAATTTTCCGACCAACTTGATAGTGACGTTTACGAGTTTCTTTTTTTAGTGCTTCGGTATAAACGGTCGCCCCCGCCGCAGTCATTGCCTTACGCTTAGCTTGGCTAGGAACAATCATCTTTTCAGTATTACGGCCAAAGTTTTCTAGCAAACCAGCAAAATCAGTCATTGGCATTACCTACTTTCTCGATATCTTGTAAGGTCACTAAGTCATAGCGAATTGGCGTATGACTGTCGTCACGTGAAATGGTAACAATCTTGTACACCTTTGGATCACCATCGATCCGGGCTAATTGGTCATCTTTAACGTGATATTGGGAGCGAACGGCGACTACAATCGTGCCGCTCAACTTAGTACCCAATAACTGGTATTGCTGAGTTAATGACCGTTGGTAAAAAGCACAGTGCAATTTTTGTTTAGGAACGAAGACCTCTTTTGAGCCTTCAAGCGTATCAGTAGGAACGGTGTCTGTCACTCCGAATTCAATTAGATGATTGAGCCGGCTTATCGGTAGTCTCACTGCTATCACTCTTTTCTTCAAAAGTATTTCTCATCCCACGCAACTGACCAATAATACTATTTACCGTCAAATCAATCGGGAACGTTTGTGTATCAGATAATGACAAGCGGTTTTGAAAATAAGTTGCGGCTAATGAAATCACAGCCGTTGAAACCAGCGCGCTAACACTGGGTTCGCTGTAAAAACCATTTACATCTTGACCGATTGCATTATGAACAAACGAGTTAGCGGCTAGGACGTACGAGGACAGCAAAACATCATCTTCGTTACCATCTAAATAAAGTACATCCTTTACTCGATCAACTGTTTGAGATACATCAATACTGTCACTCATTGTCCATTACCTCGTTCTAGTGAGTAGTTGATCCTGAAGCTGCTGGGGTTGTTGCTTCTTGGTTAGCAACGGCCTTGAATGAAGCAACGGCATAAGCGTCACCATCAACTTGTTTAACATCAAAACGATCAATAACACGAATTTTAGTTTCATCATGTTCGAATGAACCTGCTCCAATGTTAGTTGAAAGCAAAGACATATCTTCACGATCAAATAAAGTTACGGCTTGCTTAAAGTCACCGTAGTAAAGAGGGTGAGAACCTGAAATATCTGGTAACCAACGATCAGCAACCACAGTAACTGGCTTACCACCAATCCGATATTGTTCTGGGTTAGTCACATCACGTTGAATCATGTAGCGACCTTGAGCATCCTTAACCTTAGCTAAAACCGCAAAACCTGATTGATTGGTTACAAAACTAGAAGTAGCAATGATTGCTGGATCAAGGGTATTAAGTTGTAAGTCCTTGATATCATCAAAATTAGCAATAGTTGGCTTCTTAGAAGCAGTATCAAGTACCTTTAAGATTTCTTGATTACGAGTAACAGTAACTTTACGAGCAATCCAAGTTGAAAGCCATGCCAAAATGTTTTCAGCGGTGTCCTTTAACAAAGCGTTAGTAACAGTAGTAATACCTGCGTAACGCTTAATAAGGTACTTGATAGTTGTTAATTCTGGATCGTCATTATCGCCAATTTGGGCGGTTTCGTCATCGAGGTTAGCTAGTGGCTTAATTTCAGAGAATTTTTCGTAAACCCGTGAGCCTGTTGGAGTAGTAACGTGTTCAACATTAACTAAGTTCTGAAGGGAAGCATATTGACGAACCAAAGTATGAATAGTTGTTTGGACATCATCAGGGATAGTCAATCCAGCGTTGCCAGCTTCGGTCTTGCCAGAAGTAACCATGTCCTTGAAATCACGAACAAACTTGTCTTTAAGGTCAATTTGCTTGCCGTTCAGTGGTTTCTTATCCTTATCGTTCATACGGAATACTTCATTAGCTCGTGCTTCATCAAGTTGGTCCTTGATGGCGTCACGTTGAGCAGCTAAGTTATCGCGTTGTTCCTTTAATTCAGCAAATTTATCCTTTGAAAAGTTGTCATCAAGGACTGCTGTATTAAGCTTGGCATTTAAGTCAGAAACTTCTTGACCCTTAGAAATCCAAGCATCATTTAATTCATTAATTCCCATTAATCTTCATCTCCTAATAAAATTGCCAACTTCTGGTCTTTGAGGCTAGGAGTTAGCTTCTTTTCAGTATTCTTAGGCGTTTCCACCTTATTTTCAGGCTTAGCACTACGTACCTTAGCCAAAAGGTTTTTCACTTTACTAATTGCATTATTACTTAGAACCGGTGTCCCAATTGCATTAACTACCTGTGGTTGTGCTGAACCAGTTGAAACGTTATCAGCAAAGCCCTTGTCAACTGCATCTTGAGCAGTCATCCAAGTTTCATTAGCCATTAACTGTAAGATATTGTCACGATCCATTCCCGTCTTAGCTTCATAAGCGTTGACAATTGACTGATCCGTAACATCTAACATCTTAGAATCATGCGCAAAGTCATCCGCATTCCCCATAGAAATAGTAGAGGCTTTATGAATCATCATTTGACTGGTAGGGCTCATGTTGATTTCGTCCCCTGCCATCGCAATAACAGAAGCAGCAGAAGCAGCTAATCCTTGAATATTAACTATTACCTTGCCAGAGTATGCTTTTAGCATGGTATAGATTTCTGAAGCGGCAAATACGCTACCACCACCGCTAGCAATATCGACTTCGACATCTCCATTACTATTGTTAAGCACATCTTCTACTTGATTAGGGCTAACACAATCGTATCCCAGCCAATCATAGATATCAGCATCATCGTTGCTGACAACGGCACCTTTAACATTAATCTTCGTCATCGTTATCACCTCCTTCCGTTGATTTATCATCCTTAGAAGTCGAGATAGGAACTGGTGGTGTACTTGCTTCAGGTATTTCTTCAGGGAAGTAGTTACTTTCTTTAAGCAACCATACTGCCTGATTAGCAGCAATTGCTCCGTTTTTTCGTAAGTTAGAAATCGTTGTTGCATAACTGTCACCAAGTGGGTCAATTGCAGAGCGCAAATCAAGATTGATGTTTGCGTTGAGCTTATTATTCAGTTCACCAGTTACAGCCTTAGCATACCGAGCTAGAGACTTCACATAGGCATTCCCCATCATTTGAATGGATGATTGTTGGTCACCTTGACCGTTAATAATACTGTCAGAAACACCGTAAACCTTAGCGATTTGAGCACCTGTCCAACTAACTTGGTTAAGTAATTGGGCAACATTACTCTTAACTTCAAGTGGTGTGTACTCTTCCAGGTCATCAATGACAATCGGTCCATTTTCTGATTTTGAGGTCTGCTTCATGAATTTACGGCTACGAGAAGCCTTCTCCTCATCGCTAAGCAATCCTCCGTGCTTAATCGATAAAATACCCGGAGCAATGATAGAACGCCCCAGAGCGCTCAAGGTGAGCTTATTTGACTTGTCCTTAATTTGTAGCTCATTAGCTAGTGCACTCAAAGGACTAATCCCAGTCTTCCCACCGTTTTGTGATAACAATCGAATGTGGATTAAATCAGATTGGGGAACAGCTTCCATTACGCCAACTTCTGGCTCATCAAAGTTAATGTTGTAAATCAATCCGGAACCATCTTCTAAAAGAAAAGGAGTAACTTGCGAAGGTCGCAGGTACTCCCATGTCATATCAGTTCCATTTTGATTTCGCCAACGGTAAGCAAAACATTCACCGCCTAGCAATAATTGAGCAAACATCGATTGCCAAAAAGCGTGCGCATTACTCGTTTGTGTCGGGTTATTAAGAATCCCCTGTGCCCGAGGCGCGTCCGCTTTAAGTTTTCCGTTTGCTAAATCGGAACTTAGTTGAAAAACAATTGAATAAATATCAGAGTTTTTCAAAGCAGTACGAGCATCTACATACTTGTCTGAATTATCAGGATCTAAGAAATGCAGAATATCAGTATCGTCAGCAATCGCCAACCCAGGGCTAACTTTATGTTGATTAAATAATGGCAATAGCATTCACCTCCTTTCATTGAAGGTTAGCTATCTGCTCCGATAGATAACCAACTAGAATTAGGCCAACAGCAATTCCAAAAATTCCAACAGTAAAGTTTAACAAGAAGCAACCCCACACGGCGAAAATAATCGCTGTTAGAAAACATAAAATATCAAAATACTTCCAAATAAACTTAAAAAATTTAGCTATCAAGTAAACCACTATCCTCACTTTCAAACCACGCTTTAACCTGTTCGGCTGTCATGAGTTCAGCCTGCTTAGACTTGTCGTTAGCAATTCCAAAATCCTCAAAGTGATACATCCCTTGGTATAATGCGTCAATAATTGCATCGACAACATCAATTTTTAAGGTTGCCTTGGCCTTATCTACTTGAATACCAATCTTGTCTTCGTAGATTTCGGCATTGATTAACGCCTTTTCCATGATTTTATCGTCTAACCGGCTACAGTTGCCTTCAACAAAAATCTTTTGTAAGAATTTTGTTGGGTCTTTCAGTTCGCTAGTCCGTTGTCGAATCGCTTCAAGTGGAAAACCGGTATTAATGTCCATTTGTTTAATCGCGTTAGTAGCACCCCAGGCATCATAACCGAAGAAAATCACGTGTAAGTTATTCTCTTCAACATAATTAAGCAACCAACTATAAACCTGATCGTCGTTAATCAGACCTTGCGGGTGACTAGTAATCGTACAGTAGCCTTTTTTAGCTAGCTTGCGATAGTCGATACCGTCTTGCTTTTCTTTAGCTTGAATTGAACCGGCCTTTTCCCAAGGAATGAAACTATGTTGCTCAATGTGCCATTTCTGATTACCGTTCTCGTCTTGATAAGGATAAACAAAAGCAATTGCCGTATTATCAGAGAACATCGAGTAGTCGAAACCAATGTAAACGTCACGACCTCGAATATCGAAGCTGGGAATAATTGCTCGTTCGATGTCAGATAGCTTTAGATAGCTGTTAGTAGCTTCTTGCAACCAGAGATTGAGGTTTTTATTTTGGAAGTCGTCCACTGTTCCGGCAAGCATATCTGAATCACGCTTGTCACGTAAACCATTAAGCAAAACATCGCGCTGATCTTTAAGATCCAAAAGCGGATTCGATTTAACCCATGTTTCTTCTTTAAAAGTTTCATCCAGGCTGTCCTGTGCCCAGATTAAACCTAGTTCTTGATCGGCTTCACGATTAAAATCTCGTTCCATGGCTTGCTGAACTACTTTTTGATCGTCGTGAAAAGGTACTGACGGGTCAGGATAAGCCGTTGAAATTTCAATGTATTGGTGATTAGGCTTCTTAATTTGGCCAGAAACAATCTTCTTCGTCCCTTCACGGCTGTGGATATTACCAATTTCATCGAAAATCGCTGTTGTGAAATGATATGAATCGAACTTTCCAGAATTGAAAGATAATGGACGCAAGTTATTGTTGAATTTTCGCATACTTACGCCGGTATGCTCATGAATGACAATGTCATCTTCTTGCGCTAGTCTGGCAAAAACAGGTTGCTCTTCAAAAATCTTCTTAAGCATATCGGTGATATAACCGTATAGCTTACCAGTTTGATCGTAGTTTTCTGCCGTAACAAGAAAATCTTGATTAGACAGCCCTATCGACTCAATTAAAAAAGAGTAAACCATGTAGATAGCCATCAAATATGTCTTACCTTGTGAACGGGCTACAGACAATATGACTCGTGTAAAACGTTTATGGGCTAGTTCATCACGCCAACCAAAGAGCATTCCGAAGATAAATTGCTGCCAAGGCATTAGCTGTGTTGGTTCACCAGTGTCGACATTAGGGCAAATTTTTGCAAACTTAAGGATTTTATCAACTTCACCCACATCATAATAAAAAGGAAAATCATCGTCACCTTGTCTTTGTAAATCTCTGAGGTGGCGAAATGCTGCCAATTTTATTAAATAACCAGTCGTGACGTTTTCATCTAACACATCAAAAGCATATTGAGTTGCTGGGTCATGATATTTCTTTCTAATACTGTCAAAGTTAATACTATGATATGCTCCTAGTACGTCATGACTTTGCGTCAAATCGATCATACAATCCCAGCCTCCTTTAACTGTTCAGCCATTGATTTCTCTTCCTTATGGCTAGCAATCTGCATCAATTCTTGTCGTCCCTTAGGAGATAGCCCGAGCTGTACGCCAACAGAGTTTAGTTGGTTGAGTGCATCTTTCATCGTTGCAACTGCTGGATTCTTTCTGAAGCCAGTAAAATCCTTACCAATCACTTTCCCCGAAGAATCTTGAAGAGATGAGAAAATCTTCGCTTGAATACCGTTTTCTTGAATATCTTGATAAGCATTACGATAAATCTCGTAGTTAGCACAGTATTGTTCTACTAATCCAATATCGATTCGTTCCACTCGTCCAGTTGCTTCTAAAAAAGGCACGATTTTACGCCAACAGGCACTAGCTAAAGTACCCAAATAATGCGGTGGTGTAGCCGGTAAATGCCCGTTATTCTGTTGATAATAGACCTTTTTAGCCATTCAATGCCCTCCTTTCTGCTCTGGTTAGCCCCCCTGGGTCAAAAATTTAAAAATTATCGCTTGCACGCAAGACGATTGAAATGTGTGCGCTCTTTTTGACCCGACGTTAGGGGCGGGGGTAAAAATTATTTTGAAAAAAGTTTTTTGATTTCAAAAATTTTTCTAACTTCTGGGACTGACTTCAGCTGATTGCCTTGACCGGTACCATAGTAGGATTGCTCCCACTGTGTCTTCTTGCGGTGACACTCCCGACAGATGGTGGCTAGGTTGTCGATGCTTGCCATTCGTTGTTGGTCATACTCAATCGGCACGATATGGTCAACTGTTTTGCTGTTAGGTTGACCACAGTATTGACATACATAGTGGTCACGGTCCAGCGCTTGTTGTCTTAGCACTGACCATATTCTTGTCTTATAGAACTGATACTGCTTTGACTTAGTATCATTACGATAACGTGTCACGTTATTGTACTTATGTTGATACTGTTTGCTATGTGCTCTAGCCCAGCGTTGCCTATTAGCTAAGTACTCTGCTTCATGTTCATGATGCTTAGCACAGTAATGATTAGGCAACTGTACCATCGCGTGACATCCTGGTTGTCTGCATCGCCTATACCTTGGCATATCACCACACCACCTTTCTAATGACTTCTGTTTATCCAAAGTACCGTTCAAGCATTATATCTTTTAGTTCCATTAAGTAGCGGTTCTCTTCGTTATTGCAATTAATCATTAATTGCTTCCACATCTGAGCAAACATAACAACAATAGCTGGCAACTTATCCCACTTTTTAACCTCAATCTTGAAAGTCTTGCTGTTAGTCAAAGTAACAATGCTTTCATCGCTAAGTGCTATTCCATCGTCTTTGAATTGTTCGTTCAATTCTTTACTGGTTTGTGCTCCTTCTTGAAGTAACTTAATCAATGGCATTAATCCAAGATCACTAGCCATCTTCTTGTTGATAGTTAACTTGACGGCACCCTTTTCAGCAGATACCCGGTTCAATTGTTCAGCAAGCTTTTCAAGCGATGAGTGTTGAACCGTTTCCTTTTTTATCTCAATGTAACGATTAGGAGTTAAGATATAATCTTGTCCCTTAATGGTTTCAATTGAAGCGACTTTTGATAGGCCCGGCTCATCTGCTGGCTTGTCTAATAACGACATAACCTTATTAATAGCATCGTCACTTAATACGTTGACCTTCTTCTTGTAAACACGGTTAGTGTGTGACTTGCTGCCAACCTGTCCTCGTTGTTCTCGTACTTCTTCTGTTGCCAATGAAGAGGCATTAACCATTAAGATATTTGACGTTTGCTTTTTCTTATTAAAGATTAGCAATGATGTAGGAATACTGGTACTTTCAAACATCCGATCAGGTAAGCTAATTACTGCTTCTAAATAGTTCTTTTCAACTAGGCTTGCTTTAATCGCTTGTTCTTCTTTGTTGTTAGTACTTAACACGCCATTAGGCAATAAGAAAACGGCCTTATCCTGTTTAGATAGCGCCGTTAAGATAAAAGCATAATTAGCATTGCTTTCTGGTGGCACACCCAGCATAAATCGTTCTTGTGATTGAGCGAAGAACGGGTGTTGCCATTTCATGTTATATGGTGGATTACTAATTGTTGTCGCCATTTTCAATCACCTTTCCGAATTCATCCCCAGTAACTACTTGCCAACTATTGGTAACTTCTTGCTGTAATACATCCATTTGATAAACTGTTGCTTTAATATTGCGCACTGCTAGATTAAATAGCAAAATAGGTATTACCTTTTCATCAAATTCTAGGCATTCAGCTTCAATATCATGATTGAGGTTCCAGCACTGAATAGTTAAAGCACCACTACCAGCACACATATCAATAATGTGTTCCTCATCGTTACGTAGAGCTAGGCTTGCCATTAACTTTGCTAGACTTGTCGGCGTATAATCTTGCTTCTTATCCTTGCGGTCCGCTTCATAATACTGAAAAATCTTTTGGAGCCAATCAATGCTTAAATCACCGACTAATTCCTTAAATTTAGCTTTAGTATCATTATCATTCCAATAACTAGGCAACTTCTTAATTAGTTCTGTTGTGTTCTTAGAATTAAATAATACTAACGTTTTTTCGGTTAGTTCTTTGAGTTCCATAGCTGGTTCCTCCTAAATCAGCGCAAAATAAAAGACGGTAGCTAATGCTATCGCCTTAATTATTTAATCTGTTATGTTCTTTAACAGCCGACAAGCGTTGACCTGTCAGCTTTTTCTTATGCTTGAGTGTGCGTTCAGCATGGCATAACATCAAGTACTCTTGCTTACTAGCTACTAGACCAAATCGTTTTGTCTGGAACATTACAACGACCTCACAAACTTATAAAAATCACGGTGAGCACGTTTGCGTTTCTCAATTGGGTTGTTGCTCCATTTCAATTCTTGAATAATTCTTTTATCATTTTTCTTAGTCCGATTTTCTAACCACACGTGTTTCATCTGCGCAATGATTTCATCAGCTTTGAACATGCACGTCTCAACTTCATATGATGACGATAAGCAATCTAACGGACTATTTGTATCATCAATACACTTATCAATACACACTTCCATCATTGGTGCATCGGTCGTATTTTGTTTTGCATAGAAGACTAAGCCGTTATCCATCTTTATCCCTCCAACAAAAAAGCACCCATTTCTGAGTGCTTGCATCAAGGCCAATGGAAGAAACACGAGTAAGTAGTGCTTCCTCCTTTTGTATAAATTCAAAAGTAGGTTTGCCTTGAATGCTAACGGACGGAATCGAACCGCCTTCTCCACGTTGAAACGGAAACAACTGTGGTGCTTTACCATTAAGCTACGTCAGCATAATACAGAAATGCTCGCATCCACTAATCGTTTTTAAATTTTGTTACTCTTTGCGCATCTCTGTATCACATCACGGCTTGGACAAAAAAGACTATGCAATTACGAAAGAGGAGCGTTCATCTCCTATCAGAATTAAGTTTGCCGTGATAAAGCTGAGAGGTGGATTCAGACCACACTTTTGCCACACGAGACCTTGTGTGCCCATCTTGGTTCTCAGCAAGCAGTGTGACTCGTTAGCACTGCAATTGCGAATATCGGGAACTGCCCCCACAAGTATTGGACCACTCCAGGATACTTGGCATCTAATTTGCATATTCGCATAAAAGACTGGCACAATATATTACTAATTATTTATTAGGAAGAAGTTTCATATTAGAACTCATAAGTACACTATTTCATCAACTGTTGTAATCTGCTATAGGTCGTGTGTGTCAGTCTTAAACATAAATAGCTATTTACTGGGAATGTTGCTGTTTCCATAAGCAACTTCCCTACGTGGATTATGGTCATCTGCCACCATCGTGTCGGCTTGGTTACCGGATTCCACACGACTTTTAACAACCCAAGTTACGGTACACGTGTGAGTATACGCACCGAACTAATTAATTATCATGGAGTTGTCGTTATTTTTTCGACAATACAATAATATCCCCTTGAACTTCCCGTTTTGTTCCCGAAAAGTTCCTAATTTGTTCCTATTTTATTCCCGTTTTGTTCCTGATTTATTCCCGCTTTTTCGTTGTCGTCCTCAAAGTTGAGGAATAAGGGGAGAATTTCGAGGTTACAATTCATTTGCATCGAGATACGATCACAGGCTTCAGCAAACTCTAAACAAGCCACCTCATCAGCATTTTTAAAGGTTGAATGCCCCAAGTGATGATTAATATGAAGTTTAGTTTCTACGACTGTCAATTGCTTAACATAATGCCAATTAAGTATATCTTGGCTTGCCACGCTACAGACACTAATTGCCTTTTCAACGGCTCTCTTCGCCCTTGCACATTCGGCATAGTAAATCATCATCTTTTCTGATGCATTGCCTTTACGTGAGCCATGAATACCAGTCACGTCATTTACTTGCGCTTTGATCCCGTCCATCCAAGCACTCCGACAAATTCTTTGATATTTATTATCGTTATTGAAAAACTTACGGACGTTTTGAATGGTTTTCTTCTCATTGAATTCTGGAAATAACCCCACGATATTTCGCTCCCCTTGTGATATAATTAATATGTTTGATATTATTCACAAGGGCGCTCTGCTGTGAGAGCGTCTTTTTTGTTATATGAAGAATGCAAACACGTGCGACCATATTGTTAGTGTCAACCAACACATAAATCCAAGTAGAGCAGCTATAATTATTACCACGGATAAACAAACAATACCCATCGTTCCATACCCTAGAACATTACCCAAAATTCTTCTCATGCGTCTCCTCCAACAAGTCATATAATTTTTCTTGCGTCAAAACTACTTCTACATCTGTAATTCTCAATTGGCCGTAATAGCCTGTATTACGAAATAACACTCCTACGTGACGATAGTATTCAGGTTTTGATAACCCTGTAATCTTTAGAATAGTAGACTGTTTAGCGCCAATTTTTCGTAAAATATAAGCTTGAGCAAAAGGATTATTAATATTGTGCTTATAAAAATATTGCTTAATTCGCCATTCAGCTTCTTTAATTCTTCTAGGTTCTCGCAGCTTCAAACCCTTACGAAACTTCATAATTTCTTGAAGTCGCCAATCGTCTGGGTCAAGAATCTCTTCAGGCATTTCATTAACTCCTCCCCATTCATGATTAACAGTTAATGAATCCATTGCTTTAGATAGTCTTTTAGGTATTGTCATTATTCTTCCTCCTTAGGCTCGTTCTAGATATTCAATATCAACATCAATGGGCTCGTACTTTCCTTCAGCCAATCCTATTTTCTTGATAGTTGCAATCAAGTGGCTAGTTCCACTCACTCGTCTAATATCGATAATGTGGTACATGTCACCGACTAGCTTAACAGGTTGATTATTGCGCTTTGCTAATCTTGCTTGTGTTGTTAGCATTAATCCACCCTCTCGTAAGTTCGTTCAAATATATCTTGATCAATAGCCCAGTGCTCTCCATCTATGCCAGTAGCGATGTAATCACCAGCATTAATCTTCATATTCCCTTCTTTTGTTGGAAGCAAGAAATAAGAAGTGTCGCCTCGTGATGTCGGTCCAACAATATGTACCTTGTACCTAGTTATCTGCTTAATTGACCCATCGAACTGTTCAGCTTCGATTAAGGCTGTCTTTCTGTATGTGTGTAGCATTACTCTTCCTCCTCGTTCAGCGGGCGACCACACATAGGGCAGCAATTAATAGTTAAATTCCAGCCGCCAAACGCATAGCCATCGTCATCTCCAATGACAATATTGTTATCTGTCATGTCTTTGTTCGATGCATCATATTCGATAGTTAAGTTGCCATTAGAGACCTTAGGATCTATCGAGACACACAATCCCGGTATGTTGACAATATTCTTTTTGTGATGACAGTACGGGCAATTCTTTTGCTTTTCAGTTAAATCCATAACCAACCAATCCTTCCTCAACAATCTTTATTGCATCCCCAGCAGACCTAGCGATTCCATGAATAATTTCTCGTTTAGTTAACATTTCATGAAACTTTATCTGGTCTGCCCTTGGCTTACCTTTTTCGTTTTTCACTTCGATATAAAACACTTGATGATCTGACCAGCGAAAGCCGTATAGATCAGGGTGACCCGAAGGTACACCAGCACTGAAGAATCTCCCGTCGGCGGTTTTAACATTACCAACGTTCACCCGGAACACTGTGCAATGATGATTTGACAATGCCACTCGAATATCGTTTTGAATTTTATGCTCAGCGGTCACTAGTAATTCATCTCAGTTTCTTCGATACTATCAACAGCTTCACGCGGAATAATTACCCGGTAATCATGTCGATTTTTACCAATCAAGAAATGGCAACTTATATCATGCAATGCTCGTTGGATTTCTTGGTAAGTTCCCTTGTAACTATAGACATTTCCACCAATTGTGTGTATTTTTATCATATTTACCTCCGTTAAGTTACGTTAGGTAACGCTATTTCTTGCTTACCGTAACCGGTGTAATCCGTTGTATTTCTAAGGGTTAAGTATGATCAGGTTACGCTATTTCTCACTTTTTCGCCAAAAACTTTTCTGGCGCTTCTCTCTGTATATATATCTACTACTAATATTTTTTATTAATATTAGTGTTACACCGTAACCTAAATCGCTGTATTCATTGATATAACTGGGTTAGTGACGGTTACGCTAGTGTCTTTTTAGCGTAACTTACCGTAACCTTGCGTAACCTCGTTTTGCTTCACCATTAAATTTCTTGGATTTCTTTCTAAATCCAAACCGGTTCACCATGATATTAGAAATCTGGTTGCCGATTTTGCGGTTTTTTACTAAGTCAATTCCTGGGGCAACAGCTAACGACAAAGCTTCGTTAGTAATGAAATCTTTATCCCTAAATTGGTTGTTTAGTGCTTCATCAATTTTGTCTTCCAGTTCATCGGTATACATAAATGATTGACGATGCTCGTCTAATTTTTCTTCCTGTTCGTTGGTCAAAGCAAAACTAAAACCATCTTTGTATAGCTGCACGGCCTCGCCCCAGCACTGTTTAACATACTTATCGGTTAAATCAGTAACTGGATGATGTTTCTGTCGTGCTTTACTAACATGAAGTGGAAGGAAACGTCGTTCACCGGTTTTATCTTTTAAGTAATACAACTCATTAGTTGTCCGGGCCATGACGAAATTTTTATCAAATCGTTCTGCCTGGTGCCCGTATGGCTTTCGATACTCAAACTCCTGTAAAGTAATAAACTTTTTCAGAATTTCAAAACTAGCGTTGTTAGTAGCAGTCATTTCATCATCATTAACGATTAATGCCCGACGCATAACCGCATAATCATCCTTGTTATCAAAGGTTGAGAACTGGTCTGTGTAATAACCTAATGGTGCAATCTTTTGTAAAAATGTAGTTTTACCTGCGCCTTGGCCACCAACTAAATCTAAAACAAAGTCGAACTTAGTTTTAGAGTTGTGTGCCTTAGCAACCGCACCAACAAAAAATAATTTAGTGATTAATTGTGTTACAGACGTTTCTTCAACTCCTAAATAATCCCCCATGATGTGATTTAGTCGTTCTTTGTGATCCCAGTTTTTGTAGGCATCATCAAAGTAATCAATAATCGGATTATAGTGATGACGCATTGCTACAACTGTAATGGCACTCCGGATTTTCTTATTATCAAACAGCACTCCATAGTCAGAATTATTTTCAATATACGAGGCAATTTGATCTACATACGCGTCTACCAATTGACCAGTTTTAAACATCAATTCACTGTTAGGCTTCACTACATCAATTTCAGTCGTGAACTCATTGAATCGAAACGTATCCTTCAAAATCGGATCACGTTCTAAAATAATTTCAATGTTCACTAAACTATTGTTCTTCAATTGACCGTATTTATTAGTTTTGAAGCCCCAGTTATTTTCCTCTTCACTGGTTAAATGACTTAGCTTTTCTGCATTCTTTTTATCAAATGGCACTACCTTATCATTTTTTTCACTCAACCGTTTCACCTCTTCTCCTGATTTCTTTCTTAATCATGCTGTTAACCGTTGTGACTACTTCGTTATCGGTCAAACTATATTCGGTTCGACTATTAGCAATTCTGGATAATTCCAAAACAACTTCTGGTTCAACGTTGCGAAATAATAATCCGCCAGCAAATGAAGCAAGCGCATTGTTTCGTCCACCCGTCGGGCCTAAGCCGTTAGCAATTTGACTGAACAACTCAGAAGTTTGGGTCTTGCCTTTTGGATGATAACGTTCAATTTTCTTTTCGCTAATCGCTGGCTTTCCTTTTTCTTCAATCAGCTGGATTAATTCTTCGGCTGGTTCAATCATTGGTTTACGGTTTAACCAGCCATAAGCTTTTTCATCAATGATTGATGGTGCCACGACCACGTAATTATTTGGATGGGCTTTAATATCGACACCTGGTAAGAAACCAATATTTTGTGTAATTCGTTCAGCGGGCTTCTTGAAGAAAAATTGATAACCATTGTGAGCGGTCTTTTGGCACAGAGTATTAAACCATTCTGGATGTTTTAGTTCTTTGATGGCCTTGGTTCCGTCATCCCCGTCTTTGTGTCGGTCAACATCAATGACAAAGAATTTATCAGTTTTAAGAGCGATATTTGCATAAGGATGTGTTCGCCAAAATTTAGTGATCTCATCAACGCTTAATGGTTTCTGATCGGCAAATTTAATTAACGGGCGTTTATTAATTGTCGGTATTACGCTAAAACCATGTTCAGCATATTGTTTGGCATAGTTAACCAGACTTTGCATCCCGTTCACATCCTTTGCTTAGAATGGCAAATCGTCATCGTCAATGGTTGGTTCAGCGTTACTATCGCTATCTGCTACTGGTTCTTCCTTAGCAGTTGGTTCTTCAACCTTGATTCCTGGTCCAAAGTCATAATTACGATATGGATTATCAGGATCCTTCTTGTTTGGCGTAACTGTAATGGTCATTTCTAAAGTTTTACCTTCATAAGGTTCAAATGCTTTGACTAATTTTTCGTAAGCATCTGTTTCGTTGTCCGGAAACAATTCTGGAGTAACGGTTAACCCAACCATTGCAGCAACCTTCGTAATTGTCCGAATGTTACGACTTACAACGAAATCTGGCATTGGCTTTCCTTTAGTAGTTTTAGTAGCTAAGCTAATTCGCAATTGTTCTTTCCGACTGGCATACTTACCTTTAATTACTTGCATTGAGAACCGTAAGCAGTCCCAACCTGACTTGTATACTGGATGATCGGTTTTATCTAATATCACTTGGTAAGTACCAGCTGGAATCAAATCCGTTTGGTTAGTACTATCCTTTTTTGCGTCCCAATCCTTAGTAGCTGCTGCAAATGCTTCTTGTAATCCCATAATTAAATTCCTCCTAAATTATTTTTCAAACATCCCATCGCATGATTCTAGTAATTGCTTGATTCGTGGGTCTGTAATGTTCTTGGCTTCATACTTGGTCCGGCGGTCGGTAATTGTCCGGGTGTAAGTGTCTTTACCAAACTTCTGTGTATGAATTACCAAGTCACAGTTTCCGTTAACGATGTTGTAGTATTTCGGTTTGAGTGATGGCATTGGTTCTGACGTTGAACCATCATCCCCACCGATAGAGATTTCACGACTAATGTAAATAATGTTCATTGGTAATGCTTTTAAGTCCATAACAAATTGTTGAAGAACGGTATTAAAAATCGCATATCCTTTTCCGTACGGAATATCGCCAAGAGCTTGTACACCGTTATCAATGCAGATTGCCTGTTCAAGCATGACGCAAATATCATCAATCACATCAACAATTAACGTCTGGAAGGTATTCTTTTGTGATAATGCGGTAATTACATCATCTAATTGTTGAATCGCTGATTGCTTTAACTTTCCGTTCTCATCACGAATATTTCTAATCTGAATACTTGGTGCTGTCCCTTGTTCGCTATTACCATCGGTGTTTAGCACTAATGGATGAGGGAAGAAACTAGCGAAGTATGATTTTCCGCTCATTGTTTTTCCCCAGATAAAGAAGTTGTGGGGTTGGGTTTTAGGTTGTAATTTTTCATCTTTAGGTAGTTGAATTACCATTTCTTTTTCCTCCTGTTGTTAAATTGGTGCCAGGCCCAGCCTACTGAATAGTTATGAAGCTTGGCATAGGCTTGTAACTCCTTAAGAGTATGTAATTGTCCTGGTGATTTATCGGCAACGTTTGCCATCACTTGGTCATTAAGAATTTGTTGAATCATTTCCTTTCGATGTTTAACTGCTTGATTTTCTTTAATTTCTTGCAAATCAACATTAACAATTTTGTAGTCCTTGTTTTCCTTCTTTAGTTCATGACCGCATAAGGGACAGCAGCCGTCTACAACTTGGTCACGATAGAACGTTCCAAAGCAATAGTTACACTGCGCAATTGCTGGGCCGTTGTCAGTACTTGACTTAGCTTTGCGTTTATCTTTTGTGACAATAGCTTCGGACCAATTCCGATCATTATTGGGTAATCCAAAATTAAGAAAGTTATCAACGTGATCAATGATGATAGCTGTTTTTCCTTTACGAGGGTTGAGACAACGCATCGAAAATTGTAAGTACAAAGCTAATGAGCTGGTTGGTCGAGCCATAATGACACAATCAACATTCGGCAAGTCCACCCCTTCAGTAAATAGATTTACATTAGCAAGGATGGTCAATTGTTGGTCACGAAACTTTTGTACTAATTCATCACGAACTTGAGAATCAGTATCACCATCAATTTCAGCCGCTGAAATTCCTACTTTAGAAAATTGTTCCGTAACTCTTTTTGCACTTTCAATTGAGTGACAATAAACTACTGCTTGCTTACCATTTGCTAATCGTTGGTACTGTTGAACAATGTGACCGTAAATCTGGTGACTGATAGCTTCATCCATACTTTGGCTTGAATAATCACCATTTGATTTACGTAATTTAGAGCGGTCAATATCACCTAAGCCGTAATAATGAAACGGTGCTAGGAAGTGATGTTCGGTTAACCACTTGATTGATTTGCCGACTATAATATCGTCTGCAATCTGATCTAATTGGTCGTGACCAGTTCGAATTGGTGTAGCTGTGAAGTATAAAATATAAGCATTAGGGAAAGTATCAATAATTCGCCGATAACTTTGCGCTAAAGCGTGATGCGCCTCATCGATCAAAATTAACTGTGGTGCTTTTAGTTTTTTCACTCGTCTAGTCAGTGTCTGAACCATTCCCATTGTTGCTAAATTCATATTTACTTCTTGCTGTTTGAACGTGCTAATAGCTTGTTCTAAAACTTCCTTGCGGTGAATAATAAACATCACTCGATTGCTTTTATCAGTAGTCCTTTTAGCTATTTCGGACATGATTACCGTCTTGCCTGTACGAGGAGGCTGCTGAACAATGATTCGATGGTGACCAGTTCGCATTGATTGATAAACCTTATCAATCGTTTCTTGCTGATAATCACGAAGTTCAAACATTACTTAATCACTACTCCCCTATTCTTCTTCAAGTGTGCCCCCGGAACGTTTGCGCCGTCCTTTAACGCCTTGTAGACTGCTGCCTTGTCAACATCAAACATTCCTTGGTACTTCTCGTAGTTACGGTATTCAGGTGGAATCTTGCCCTCGTCATCGATGACCGTTCGTTGTTTGTAATTGCGTGGCCTTAAGATGAAGTCTTCAGTGTGAACTTCTTTAAGTCCTCGTTCGTCAATTGCTTCAGTCATGTAGGTTATGAGGTTGCTCCGTAGGTTTTTCCGATAAGTTAATTCGTCACTGATTGACCGCTTCTTCTTTGTTAAGAAGTCAATGTCGCTGTCCAGTGCTTCACACCACTTGGCAATATTGTTAAGTTTGTCATTCCAAGCATCGTTAATACTGTCTAAGGTATCAACCAACACTGTAGGGTCAAGGTCGTCACGATCAGCTAACTGCTGATATTGTTCATTTAGTTCAAATAAATTCAATTTTTACCCCTCCGTATCTTTAATAAGGCTGTTTAACCATTTCACGGTTGCTTTCAATGAATTACGTAGTTTTTCCAGCTCTTTAACATATCTTTCACTGGTACAACGTCCTTGAGCTAATTCATTCATATGCTGGCCATACTTGAAAAGATTGCCTTCAATGAGCTTGTGAACCCGCAAATTGTGTTGATTAATTTTCATCGTCGTCATCACCTGTTAAATCATCGTTATATGGTTCATGATCAATCCAAGGGCAATTAGGCATTGACTCGCAATCACCTTCAAACAGCTTGTCCCAATTAATTTTCATAGTTCCACCCCGCTTCTAAATTGATCAACTTATCTAATTTATCCTGAATGTTGTAATAATGAAGTAGTGTCGAATACTCATCGACAGTTACTTTAAATCCTTCTAGGATTGATTTTTGATTGAACTTCTTTAATTCGATAATTCCTTCAATAGTTTTCTCTTGTTGTTTATTCATGTTATAATCTCCTTAGTTCATTTTTTTAGAATGTAGCGATTGTCGTTATTTATTGCCATCGGATGTGTCAGATCCGGTGGCTTTTTTTGTGTTTAAATCCCATAGCATTAGTGAGTAGAAGAACAGTAAGAATACTGCTCCTCCGTAGTCACCAACGCCTGCACAATAGGTGATCCAAGCACCCATTAGCATTGCTGTGAGCTTAGAATTAACTATTTTTGTTAATGTCATTTGTTTCACCTTCCTAATGCTTCTTACGATATTTCGGCTTCAATACATTCAGCTTCTCGCCTTCAATGACGTTGACGATTGCTCCGATCAAGAAGCAAGCCATAATTGCTAACACGCACCATGCTAGATACGCCATCTAATCACCTCCTTAATCGTGGGTCGATTTTAAGTTCCTCTCTGTGAGCTTCGTTATGATTTACAAACCACTCGTCAAATGCTTTTAGCTTGTATTTCCAATTGCGTCCATGCTTAATAGCGATTTTTTGATTTGGATTTTCAGCAATAATCTGCTCACGAAACTTTTTAATGGTTTCTCGGCTTTTGCCATACTTGCCAAGTTCTACAAGTTCAGTAGTAGTTAACAGCTCATCATCTTTGCTTTTTTCTTCTTGGCCTTTTACGAACTTGGCAACAGCCTTGTAAGCAGCTTGTTCCATTCGTCTATCTAATTCATCAACGGTTAATGTGACTACTCTTACAGGAGTTGCCATCAAATCACCTCCTACATATCCAGAACTCGGTAAATTTTCTTGCGAATTTCAATCGCTTTCGGTGAGTTATCACCCTTGATTGCTCGATTAACTTGTTGACGATTAATATTTAGCAAACGTGACAACTCGGCTTGTGTCATACCACGCTCAAGAAGTTTCATTTTGATGTTTCGCTCCACGTCAGCTGTTGCTTTTTTAAGCTCGTTTTCTACTGGCATATCCTATTCCTCCTCTCTTGAAATGTTTGTCAACTTGTTGACGATTATTAGCACATGTGCTAATATGATGCTAAAAAATAAAGCAACAAATGTTATTATCCTTAGCTTTTTGCTTGTTGCTTAACTTGTTGACAACTATATTATTACGCATATGTGCTAAAAATGCAAGGATAAATTGCGCATTTTTGCTAATTAATTTTAAAAAGAAAAGAGAACACTTGCTATGACAACATTTGAGCGTATAAAACAACTTGCGAAAAAACGAGGCTATACTTTATCTGCTCTTAATGATAAAGCTGGTTTAGGAACTAATTCTATTTATCATTGGAGGAATAAAACTCCCAGTACACAATCTTTAAATAAGGTTGCTAAGGTCCTAGGAGTATCCGCAGACTACTTGCTTGGCGAAACTGAGAAAAAGAAAACAGCCGACCTTGCAGATAAAGATACTGTCTTCACATATGAAGGGAGAGAAATTCCACCAGAAGATCTGGAATATATGAAGAGATTACTGCGTGGTGGTAAGCAATGATCTATCCAATGAATGAGGCTCGCGACTACTTGCTTGAACGGGCGGAAGAATACCACATCGCAGTTAAATGGGCACACCTATCACCGATCACACCACCAGGAAGCAGTTTTGAATACCGTAGCGTGGTTATGAACCTTGATTGGCACCGACCTAGTGAAATTATCTTTCAGTTTGCTCATGAACTGTCCCATGTGATCCATGGGGACAAAGGCGATGTTCAATATTATCACGCCTGCTTTACTGGTAAAGAATCTGTGGAATATAAGGCAAACGTTGGAGCTGTTAAGCTTTTGATTCCGTTCTATTGTCAAGATACAGATATTCAATGTGTTAACAGCGCTAATTTCATGCAAGCTTTTCATGTACCACACTATCTTTCTAGTGTAGTAAGCGAAGAAATTAAAGAGTATTATGCAAAATAA